AATAATCCTGTGTAACTTTGAACCTTATGATTTGCGTATGCGAGGCTGTCCCCTCGTACATTAAGTTCATCATTTGCTGATAAGTTATATACAACTTTTGTTGTGTAATGTTTAAACCCCAGAAATTTTATTGTATTATCTTTTTGTCAGATACAAGTGCTGATTGACATTAACTTAATATAATATTATTTCGACCCGAGACATATATAAGTATGACGTGTCTGAGTGCTCTTCTCAGGGTATCAGTGTCCGCTTCCCCCTTCCCGTAAGGATAACGACGACACACACTTCCCTTTCTTGTACTTGGAGACCAAAACTCCAATTACTTGTGGTGCTTATACACCTACCCGTTTTTAAAAGTAATTTATTTTGTGAACTTTTGATTTATAAATTTATCGAACATTGTACTATTGTTGAGACATGTGGAAACGTTCTGCCTTTAATGGCTGATATTTTTGTAACTATTTTTAGTAATGATTTATTTGAAATTTTAAATGGGCCCAATAAAATAGGAAAAACCTTACCTTTCTTTTACCATGGCTACAATTAATGATCAAACGTTTGTTACCCAATCTACTTCTGCTAATGCAAATATGAATGAAGCGAAAATTCGCTCTTTGAAGAAACAATTGTCGATCATGCGTGAAAAGCGTAAGAAACAAGATAATCGTGTTCAACGTTTAGTTGAAACGGAAAAACGTAATCATCAACATAAACGATACGATGGTTCACGTCGCTCTACATCTGACCAACACTATGCCGAAGGCTTATCTAGCTTCTTTAACAATGTTGGTACGACTGCTGAAGATTGTGCCACTTCTGTTGGCCCAACTTTGGGTATGATTCAAGACACATTGAAGTCTCTTATGGATTCAATGGCTGAAATTAGGAAAATCTTTTGTATTCCCACTAATGTGGATTTATATTCTCTTCTCCTTTCTCTATACTCTCTCAATCAATGTTTTGTTAGCAGATCTATTTTTGGTGCTAGCTTACATTTGATTAATATTGCCATGAAATTGAATGTGTCATATGAAGATATTTTATCTTTGATTCCTGATTTTTCCACACCAACAAATGTGGCTAATGCTGAATCATTATCATCTATTATGACTAATGCTACTTTCTTATTTCCTGTGACTGGGTTTTTGACTTTGGTTTTTGGAATTTTTAATATTCTTTGCTCTGGAACTGTTCCTAATCCTGCTTCTGTATCAAAACATTTTGCTAATGTTGGTCGTGCTGCAAGTGGTTTTAGATCTATTCGTGATCTAATATCTTTTGTTTATGACTATTTTTGTGAGATATATTATACTACAGTATATGGAATGACAACTGAGCAATACCAATTAACGAAAGAATACCCTCAGTTGGAGGAAATATTTGCTGCATGTAAGTTGATTGAGGATTTAACTAAACCTCAAATTGATTCTGCTGCGCGTATTGCGAATCAGGTTTTAGCTGTTCGTAAAACTATCAATGATATGCTTGTGACTGCTGCACGTGCAAATGCAACTGGCATGAAGCATTTGCTTAATTCTTTTAATTCTTTAATTAAAACACAGGTTGGGTTTGCCGAACATTCTCCTGCTCGCGCTCATTCTATACGCGCTGAACCTGTTAGTATTTACCTTTACGGGCGTCCTGGAACTGGTAAAAGTGTGATGACTGAAGTTCTGGTTTCTAGAATTTTTAAACAGTACCTTAAACAAGATGGTATTTTGTATAAGTCCAGCTCATTTGTTAGAAAAGCTGTGAACGAATTTTGGGAGGGATATACACACCAACCTATTGTCCTTCTTGATGATTTTGCTAATGCCATAGATTCTATACAAAAACCAAACCTGGAATATGATGAATTGGTTAATATGGTGAATAACGTTCCATACCCTTTGCATATGGCTACAATGTCAGAGAAGGCAAGTACTTATTTTGATTCTAAATTTATCATTGCATCTTCCAATCAGAGAACACCTAAGGTGGTATCCAAGGTGGATGCCGGTGCAATTTTCCGTCGTTTCCATATGTATGCTGAAGTTAAAATATCAAGTGATTATGGAAAATTAGTTGGATCGGGTACGGATAAATATTACCAATTCGATGCTGATAAGGCTAGAGCGTTTGTAGAAAAGAGCAATCGCATTTGGGACCCTTTGTGTATTGAGCATTATCGTATTGATGTTTATGTTTTCGACGTGAAAACACCTACCAACGTCACTGTCGTGAAGGAAAATTTAACTTTCGAAGAATTTTGGAACGAATACAAAGATTTAATCGAATCGCGTTCTTCTACCGCTAAAGATTTGCAACAGGCTATTAGGAGAGAAGCTGGCATTTCAGAAGAAATGCCACATGACACCGAAAGCGAAGTTATGGCCAAGTTTGATATTGTTTTTAATCGTGAAGAATTTATTGATGCGTTGGTGGAAGATGAAAATGCGGGTGTTTTTGCCGATGCACCGGAGACACCATGGACTCTTTTCGATATGTGTAAAGATACAAGAACTGCTCTCAGGAATAAATTTAATAAACATGTTGAAGAGGCAAGAGAGAAGCTAACTGCATTTGTTGCAGTGATGGCTAATGGTGTTGATACAACCAAGAGCTCTTTGGTTTCGGTTGCGTCTTTTATTTTGTCATTTGTCAAAAATTTAACATCTAAGACTTACAACTATTTTCCTAGTGTACCTACTCCCAGCATTCTAATTGGAATGGGAGCAGCTTTTGTTGCTCTTCTGGGCGTATGGTACACTGGAATGTTTCGTGCCGGCTCCTCTAGCTGGTGTGAGTTTGCTCATTCGCCTTCTTGTGCTTCTGCTCCGTGCAAAGCGTGTCAGTGGTGCGATGTCTTTAATTTCCCCAAAACCGGAAATATGGCCTCCCACTTTATTGATCGTGTCCAAGTCCCCCAAATTCGTAAAGAAATTGTCGAAACCATTGGGCAGAGTACTGAGAGTCTTTTTGAGAATACCTTCCGGCTTATCCGTGAACAAAGTAACCATGAAGCATGCGCAGAGAAATTGTATGAATCTCAACCTATTAAGCCCCGTCATGTAAATTATGCAGAGAAAACATATGAAAATCAACCTTTAAAATCAAAACATGTAAATTATGCTGAAGGTAAATTGTATGATTCTCAGCCTTTGAAATCAAAACATGTTTCATATGCTGAATCTGGGCGTGTTATCAAGGCTCGGACCGAAATTAATATTGGTTGTACTACGTATGCTGAAAGAGATCAAGTGCAGGTTGAGCAGAGTACTCAGGTATTATTGAATAATGCTGTTTGGATTCAAGCTGTTGATGCTGATGGTATGGCTAGTCGTAGCAATGGTGTCTTCTTAACAGGACGCACCATGCTTACGACTGCTCATACTGTCATTGATGGTATCAATAAGTATGTAACAATTATGATTTACAATCCGTATAATGATACACCCACTGTTAGTGTTCCCTACCAAGATTGTCACATTAGTCAAATGCACCAGATCGATGGTCGTATTATGGATTTGGCCCTTATAACTTTTCCCTGTATAGTTCCGAGTAGACCCCGTATTTTGTCAAAATTTATAGATAATGATAACCTTAGTTTCTTAAATGAGGGAAGTTTAATTTTCTCTGGTTTTCGGCAGGTGCGAGGAAAGACGATTGTTGAGGAGAAACATCCGAGTGATTTTTCTGTTTCGAAGCGGGTTGTTTCATATTTGTTACACAAAGATGGAACTTGCCCTTCGGGAGTTGAAAGATGTACTTGCCCACCAGTGGAAATAGGTCATCATATTGAATATGATCTTGCTACTGGGCGTGGATTATGTGGATCTCTTCTCTCTGTCTCCAACAAATTAGTCCACACTAAATTGGTGGGCTTTCATGTTGCAGGCGGAGTTGGAGTTGTTGCATATGGTGTGCTTACTTCGCGTCAGTTGTTGGAAAGAAATTTGAATGATCATGTTACTTTGTTTAATATACCTAAATCTTATTTAATTGATGGTAGATTGCCTTATTCTCAAAGTTATGTGTCCCCCCATCTCATCCCATCTTTAATCCAGCGTGGTGATTGCCTTGCTATAGGTGCCGCTATTCCTGTAGTTTCTCCAGTCAAGACCCAATTGTCACCTTCTCTTGTATTCGATAGTGTCCAGAAACATATAACTAAACCCGCACATTTACGTGCTGTAGAAACTTCTGAAGGTCGAATTGACCCTATGGAAAAAGGTCTACTTAAAGTAATGAAACCCCAAACTTATATAGATCAGAATTTATTGGAAGTTGCAATCAATGACGTATTCGATGTCATTGGTGTTGGAAATCCTCGTGTATTAACTTATGAGGAATCTATTAAAGGTGTTGAGGGTGATGCTTACATGCGTCCCGTAAATAGAACTACATCTCCTGGTTATCCTTACAATCTCAATAATCCATCTAAGGGTAAAACTAAGTGGCTTGGTTCAGGTGAAGATTATGACGTGTCTAACATCGAATTGCGAAAAGATGTTGACGATTTAATTAGCGATGCAGCGAACTATGTTCGAGGCAATGCTATTTCAATTGCAACATTGAAGGATGAAAAGCGTCCTATTGCAAAGGTTGATGAAATTAAGACGCGCGTTTTTGAAGCTTGTCCTCAACATTTGGTTTTGGCTCTTAGACAATATTATCTCTCCTTCGTAGCTCACGTTATGAAAGGTAGAATTGATAATGAAATATGCGTAGGAATTAATCCTTATTCTCTTGAGTGGACCAAATTGGCCACCCATTTGGAGAGTAAAGGAGATAACATCGTAGCGGGAGATTTTTCTAATTTTGATGGTAGTCTTAGTCTACAAATTGTAGGCAGGATTGCTGAAAAGATCAATGAATGGTATGATGATGATGCTGAATCTCAGGCCATTAGAATTACATTGTGGGAACATATTTGTAATGCTGATGTTTTGGTAAAAGATGAAGTTATTCGTCAGACTCACTCTCAACCTTCGGGAAACCCTTTGACAGTAATTGTAAATTCCATTTTTAATTCTGTTATTATGCGTTTGGCTTATTTGTCTCTTAAGAAAGAGCAAGGATTGTCACCCTTTTGTGATTTTACCACCCATGTTGCGAACGCTAATTATGGTGATGACAATGTTCTTAGTATTTCCTCTTCTATAATAAAATGGTTTAATCAAGTATCTATTACACGAATACTTGCAACTTTTGGCATGGTATATACAGATGAATTGAAATCAGGCGTAGTTGTTCCCCTTCGATCTTTGACTGAAATTGCGTTCCTTAAACGAAAATTTGTAATGCGCGAATATGGTCGGTATGATGCTCCCATGGACTTGGCTAATATTTTAGAGATGACCAACTGGATTCGTGGAAAAGCGAAGAAAGCTGCAACTCTTGAAAACTGTGATGCCGCCCTTATGGAATTGTCCTATCATGACCCAGAAATTTATGACATTTGGAGTAAGAAAATCCAAAAAGAATGTTCAAATGTCAATTTAAATCTCCGTCGTCCCACTTATTATGAGTGGTATGAATTACATGCAGGAGAGCGAGATAATTATGCTCGCGAATTGTATATTCCAATTTGGTAACTTTAACATACCAGACCCAAATATTAATAAGAAATAAATTTTGGAAACCGTGCTGTTAATTTTAATATTTAGTGTTACTGTGCTAATAAAGCATCCCTTTAGAATACAGTTTTCTTCCTGTAAGTGAATAGTCGCCTACCTTACTTGTATAACTTGACTGCCACCTCAAATACACAAGCCTCCGGAAACGGCACGACATCTTATGATCGTGACGAAAATACCGTAGTTGATGGTACTCGTGGTAATCTGATGACAGATGTGCAAATGTCTTCAGAAACTATCACGATGCCCTCAAGTACAACTATCTTAGCACTAAATGACGTAACAAAACACGAAATTAGTTCTATTCTTGAAAGACCCGTTAACCTTGGTACATTTACCTGGTTATCTAGTGATCCCATTCTCCAAACCCAATTACCGCCCATAAATTATACCGCTGATACTGTAAATTATATGCAACAAATTGATTTTCCTCAGGCTATCTTTGAGAAATCTTGTATAATTGTAGATAAATTGAAAAATTATCAATATTTTAAAGCAGATGTAGAAATCGAAATTAAAGTTAATGCGCAACCCTTCTTCCAAGGAGCGCTTTTACTGGTTTATAATCCTTATTATGATGTGACTGGTAGATATAGACGTGTTGGTACTCGATTTTTGGCATCCCAAACTTCTTGTCCCCACAAAGTTTTAAATTTAGAAGAAACGAATAGTATAAAATTGATTTGTCCTTACGCCAATATTTATGATTTATTTGATATGAGTAATTTGCAAAATCAATTTGGAACCGTATTTGTATATGCTCTTTCTTCATTAAAGGGTTCAGAAGCTGTAGTCTCTTGTGACTATACTATCTTTGCTAGATTTGTTAATCCAGAATTTTACGTACCAACTCAAAAAGCTGCAATACCATCTATTCAAATGAAACATTTAAGACAACAAATTAGAACCTTGAGAAAGGCTGAAAAGGAAGACAGATTTGCTGAATCAGATTCTGCACCCTTTGCTGCAATGGACACTGGAGAAACGGCTACTAGCCGTCCCGTGTCCACTATAGCGAAGGGTGTGACTATGGTCACAGATGTTCTGTCAAACATTCCCCTTATTGGTGATGTTGCCTCTACAGTTGGTTGGGTTGCAAGAGCTATTGGGCAATATGCTGCCGCTCTTGGTTGGTCCAAACCTGTTTCAATATTACAACAACAAAAATGTGTTTTAAAACCTAATAGCACAATGATTCATACAGAGGGAACCGATGATGCTGTCACTCTTGCTTTATTGCAAGACAACGGCATTGATGGTTCTTCTTTTATACCGGAAAATCGCGATGAAATGAGTTTAAATTATATTCTTGGTCGCCCTAACATCTTTTATTCAAAGGAAGCTGATAGTGTTCTATTTAGTGATAGAAAACTTATGGCTTCATGGGAAGTTTCACCTTTTTCTCAATACCAATATGGTGATGGTTCTGATGCTGAGACTCTGTTTCTGGGAAGTTTTGCGTACACTAGTATGCTCTCCACCTTATGGCGAGGCACTATTGTATACGATATATTAGTTATTAAAACTGCTTACCACAATGGTAGGTTTGTGATAATCTATTTTCCTGAGACAGAGCTTGCTGATTTGCCTGCCACATTGGATGTTGATGAATGTAATAATCTTATTAACACTAATTATAACGTAATCTGTAATCTGAAAGATCGACAAGATGAGATGAGTAGAACTACGTATAGAATTAAAGTTCCCTTTATGTCGAATACACCTTGGCGCGAAACTTATCGTGGAGATCTGGAAGAAGGTATTAATGGTAGTCATAAAGTACCCAATGCAGCCACATTAGATACAAAGATTGGTTGTATGGGCATATATGCTTTAACAAATTTAAATAATCCTCCAACAGTAGCAAGTTCCGTAAATTTCTTTATTTCACATAGTGCTGGTGAGGACTATCAACTCGCTCGCCCAACAATACAATTATCTCCTGGATATGTAACTTTGGCAACTGATGTCGTCTTTGCTGAATCTGACCATGGAGCTGTATTTATTCCAGAAGATGAAAATCTTTTAGTTCCATCACACAAAACCTGTGATGTTACAGCTCAAACAACTGGTGAATACTTTTTAAGTTTAAGATCGCTTATAAAGAGATTCGGATTTTTGGCATTTTTAACTCCAACAGATGACACCTTTGTTGGTTTGAAGCAGCGTGTTTTTACTGAAGATCCTCAGACTGGTTCACGCGCATTATCGATTACTGTTTCAGGAGTTGCTATCCCTGTCAAGGCTCCACCTACTCCATGGTACATGATTTCATTTTTGTATCGTTTTTATCAGGGCTCAAGTCAACTTAAAATAATACCTCGTATGCCTTCAGCTACATGTGATTCATTTTTAAAATTCGATGAAAATACAAATGTTCAGGAAATAGTACCATTATACCGTTCCATCGGTCAACCAATCTTTTCTCAAATGCAAAATGTATCGAATTCCTTTGAAATACGTACTCCGTATTACAGGGGAATCCGTTGTGATGTAGTTGATTCGTTAGCACCGCCCATTCTGGGTGATGTTCGCACATGTATAAGATACAATAATTTTGCTGGTTATGGTTCTACCACCGTTCCTGCTCCAATATTTGAAGCTGCAGGTGATGATTTTAGTTTCTTCTTTTTAATTGGTCCCCCCCCTATGATGGATATAACTAATGTCCAAAAATTACCAACCCTACCAACAATACCTGAGAATATAGTAGTTTCCTTATCTACATTAACATCACTAGTTGCAGATGCTAATTTTTATGCCACCGGTACTGGCCCTGTAGGACTTTTCTCCCCCCCCATTCCGTTAGGAAGATTCGATATTTTAGATTCCGCTCAAGTAACTCTTCCAATAACATATACAGATCTCGATGTACAGAATGTTCCTCTAACAAGTGGATACATCGAAAATAATGGAACATTCACGCTTCGCATACCGGGCTTAGCAAAACCAATAAACCTTGTTGCTACATTAGCGGCATGGCAAGCGATTCCATCATTCGTAATCGCAGTGATTATATAATCACACAACACACTCTCTAGAGTGGAAATGTTTATAGAACATTTCAACTTCGCTAGGGAAGTAGTCACCCAAATATAAGACTGTTTGGGTCTTCTTATCTTTATTCTTACGATATAAATGAACACTTCCTGTGCGGAGTGAGTAGTTTATGTTGATACATACTATGTAGATAATTTAAGAAGTTAACTTCCCTAAATTAGACAGTGATAATAAAGTAGTCTTCTTGTTTAAAATCACAAGCAATACGCTTCGGCAAATATTTGAAACCCCGG